CCGGAAAGTTCCCATAGGCCACAAGATCGCCGGCGGCGTCGTAGATGCCTACCTCGCGGATCGTCCAGCCGCCAATCTCCGGCGGAAGGACGCAGCGCACCACGACCCAGCCGGGGTTGTCGGGGTCTTTCTCTACGCTGTTGACCGGTCGGCGGTGAACCTCATTGACCAGCGAAGAACGGTTGTCTACGGGCGTCACGTCGGCGCCGCCGCCATCGCCGAACGCCATGAAGGAAAGATCGAACGGTGTACCGCCTGGAACAAGGGAACCGGCCAGCTTGGGCCTGCCCTTTGCGGTGATCAGGGTGAAGTAGGTGTCCATCAATGCCCCTGCGGGTGTAGTGAGACGAATTCGCGCGCCACCAGTGCGGCGGCGGGTGTGAGGTCGGCGGTGGAACGCATCGCGGAGGGCGTGTAGGGCAGCACCTTCACGAACTCGGCCGTGATAACCGCGCTTGCGACACGCAGCAGCGCCGGTTGCCGGTGCACCATGCTGATGCGTGTCAGGTGGCTGCGCAGGTTCTTGGACGCGTTCACCAGCCGCTCCACGTCCTCGTAGAGTTCCGGCGCAAAGCCGCGACGATCCAGCGTGAGTTCCACCGCGAAGGTGTACCGCGCGCCCCTGGGCGTGGTCTTGTGCCACTCGACCAGGCGCGCATCCCAATCCAGCGTGCCCAGCGCCAGCTTCACCGCCGCGACGGTGCCCTTGAGCCGGTGAATCTCGGGGCTCGCGCGGATGGCCGCGCGCTTCTGCGCTTCGGACCAGCGCGGCGACCACACGTCCACGCTCCATTCCCACGCCAGCCACGGCAGCCAGTCGGCTGGGCAGGTGTCCGGGTGTTTCAGGTCGCCGATGCGCACCGGCAGGCTCGCCAGCTGCGCGCCCACCTCGGCGCGCGCGCGCTCCATGGCCGTTGCATTGGGCGGGAGCAGCATCAGGTTGCACCGATGGTCAGTTCGCGGCCGGTGCAGTAGCCGACCTGCGTGGCCTGCATCGGAATGTCATGCGCTGGAGACAGCAGGCGCACCTTGCGCACACCCGGCACGTGCAGCGCCGCAACCTGCGCGCTCACCGCGATCTCGATGCCCAGGCGCTGCTGCTGGTCGATCATCGAGTCCAGGTTCGCGTTGGCGGCGGCGATCACCACGTCCGCGTCCGGCCCGTTCCAAAGCTCCAGCACCGCTTCGATGCGGTACTCCACGACTTCGGCGGCGCGCACCTGCACGTCATCGGTCAGCGGGCGCACGCTATCGGCCGACAGCGCGGCATCCACCGCCGCCAGGACGGCCGGCGACGGCACGCCCTGGCCACTGCGCGACTGGACCGCCACCACGACAACACCCGGCGTTGGGCTGTGTGCGCTGGCATCGCGCACGTCCGGGTGTGCGGACAGCGCGTGGAACAGGTAGGCACCTTCCGGGCCGGCGGTACTCAACCCTTCCCATGACAGCAGCACGCGGCGCCGCAGTTCCGCGTCCGATTCGTAGACCGCTTCCACCTGTGGGTACACGCGCGGGTTCGCCGGCGTGATAAGCAGGCGCTGCACGTTGTTGCCGGCGGCGATGTGATCCAGCGCCGAGCCGGCGGCGTAGGCCAGCATGACGGAGCGCGCGGCTTCGTTGATGCGCTGGCGCACCAGCATTTCGGCGTAGGCGTCCACCTCGATCTGCTTGTACGCGGGGTCCGATTCGACCAGGGCGTCGAACACCGGGTCACGCGCGCGCAGGTCGGCGATCATCCGCGCGACGATGGCTTCGTAGTCGATGGATTCGATCAGGTCCAGAGCCGGCAGGCGCGAGAGATCGACGGCGGTGAAGGCGGACATGGGCGCACCCGGAAGAACAGGTTTCCATGTTCGGGGGCACGCGCGCGCGCGAACAACGCGCGGCGCTTGTGGGGGGCGCTGTTACAAGCCGGCGCCGGCCAGATGCTCCAGAACGCGCTGCTGCAGCAGCTGCACGTCGGCGCGGGTGAAGCCCAGCAGTTCGCGGCGCGCATACGCCACGCGTGGGCCACCGGGGCGCACGCGGTCCACTAACCCCTCTTGGTGGACGCGGGCAATGCGGCTGGCGCGCGTGGTGAACTCCACGGCGGCCGCGCTGGCGTCGGCGCGAGCGCGCATGTGGCTGCCTTGGCGCAGCCCCTGGAACATGGCCGCGCGGCGCACGCGCCCGGCCTTGGCGCGCAGCGGCTGCCGGCGCGGTTCAAAGGGCGATCCGTCCGGGTTGCGCTGCTGGGCAATGCGGCGGTACGTGCTGCGGCGCAGGTCGGTGGCGACCAGGCGGGCCAGGCGCAGGCGAGACGCCGGCGTGGCGCGCGCCAGCAGCCCGGAGATCCACGCCTGCAGGTCGCCCAGGTCATCCATTCGGGAACGCCTCGTCCCACGTGGGTTCGGCGTAATGCTCGACCAAATGCTTGCCGTCCTGCAGATGCACACCCACCCGCTCGGTCAACGGCAGCTTGATGGACAGGTCAATCTTGTCGCCGGCCAGCACGTCGGCCTCGAAACGGATGCCGTCGCGGCGCTCCGGGTTGCCCATCAGTTCAGATTGGTTCTCGCGCACCCAACCCAGCAGCGGCACCGCGATTTCGTCGGGGTGCAGCGCCAGGTCGGTGAAGATCAGGTTGAGCGTATACCGCCACTCAAACGACAGGCCCGTTTCCTCGGTGGACACGATGCCGCCTTCATCGGCGAACACCAGCAGCCGGTCCGGGTTGGCCTGCAGCCACGGCAGCGCGGCCGTCAGGTGCGCGCGCAGGCTTTCGGGCTTCCTCACAGCAGCACGCCCGCCGCGCGCAGGCGCTGGATACACACGTCGCAGGCCTTGCGGTGCAGCTCGCACTGCTGCAGCTGCACCTGGCCGGGTTTGATGACCTGCGGGCCGAGCGTATCCCACGCGCGCGGATCGTCGGGGTTCGCCGGCGTCCACTTCGGCAGCTGGGTGTTGCAGGGCGCGAAACACAGCGAGTCGCACTGCGCTGGCACCGGTGCCGGCCGCTGCGGCACGGTGCGGCCGCAGGCGGCCGTAATGACCACGGCCAGCACCAGGCCAAACTTTGCCCAGGCATGGCGGATGGGGCGGCGCGCTGCGGCGCGTACCAGGTCGGCGGCGGCCAGCAGCAGGCAGGCGATCAGGATGGCGATCAGGATCATGGTGTGGCTCCGGTCAGGCGGTTGATGGCATCCACGCGGGCTTTGCCAGGGCCGCAGCCCTGCGGCAGCGGCGGCAGGTCAGCAATGAATGCCTGGTAGCTCTGCAGGCGGCGGGTGGCCTCGGCATCGACGGTGCGCAGTTCGGCCTGCAGCTGGCGGCCGTCGCGGTCGGCGTCCAGCGCCACGCGGTTGACCTGGTCAACGCGGCCTTTCAGCGCGGCGATGGCGCCGGCCTGCCGCGCCTGCTCGACCTTCGCCGCGCTGGTGGCGGTGGTGCTGCCGATCAGGTACACGGCAACGATGTTGGCCGCCAGCGACAGCACCAGGGCGATGGACAGCGTGACGATGGTCCTCATGCGGGCTCCTTTAGCCAGGCTTCGATATCGGGGTAGTTGCTCGCCGGAATGTCGCCCCGGCACATGCTCATTTCCCACTCGCGGCGGTTGACGATGCCGTAGCAGTTCCAGCTGCGGTTCCGGCAATCGCGCTTGACGCCGTTGATGGTGATGAAGCGCCAGCTGGGAATCTGCGCACACGCGGCCTCGCTGTTGCCGTCGCGCAGGTGCCGCGCGGCCGCGCTGTTGCAGAAACCGGCCACACCCACGTTGTAGGTGAAGTGGCCCCAGGCCACCCACTCGTACCACTGCAACGGCCGGTTGATGCAGCGTGCGATGCCGTCGGTGTGCTTGTGCATGGCCGCGTTGTTGAGGACGGCGCATTCCTCCGGCGTGTACCGCTTGCCGGGGATGACAGCCGGGCCGGTGACGCCGCGGCAGACGGTCCAGATGCCGGCCGAATCCTTGTAGGGCGTCAGGCGGTCATCCTCGGCAACGCTTAGAGCGCCGGCGAGCACCATCAGCGCCGCCAGCGGCGCCGCCAGCGTGCCCTTGCCGCCACCGGTGCGGCTGGTGTCAGGCGCGGCCACGGGACAGCACCTTGCGCGACCAGCGCACCACGCGGCCAGGGATGCGCGACCAGCGGTCCCAATTGGCGGTGATGCCCGATGCAATCTGCACCAGCAGCAGGACGACGGCCAGCGCGGTGGCAACGTCCTGCATCGAGACGCCGGCGGCGGCGGTGGCGATCACCGCCGGGGCGGGAATGAACTGCAGCTTCGTCCAGATGGACTGCAGCAGCGAGAGGGTGCCGGTGTGCTGTTCGGTCATGTCCAGAGTTGGATCAGTTGGGCGGACGATGCGGCGGCTGCGGGGAGGTCCGGCAGCGTGACGCGGGTTCCGTGGGGTAGGACGGGGCCGGCGAGCGCCAGGCCGGGGTTGGCATCCAACACGCGTTCGACCACGCCTTCGGTGCGGCCGTAGTGGCGCCAGCAGATCGCCGAGAGCGTGTCGCCCTGGCGGGCGATGGTCGATTCGGCCATCAGATCAGTTCCACCGTGACGCGGCGCACGCGCAGGAAGTCGCGGATGGCAAAGCGCAGGTCGCGGCGCAGTTCATCAATGCTCGGGGTGAGCGCATCGGCTTTCCGGTCGCCGGCGCCGCTGGCATCAAAGCTGCGGAATCGTTCGGTGACCTCAGCGGCTGTGGCGCAGGCGACGGCGCGCAGGTACAGCACCACTTGGCGCGAGCGGCCGTCTACCTGCGGCGCCGGCACGTCGGCCAGGGCGGTGTATCCGGCGGCTTCCTGCCGGCCGCGCCATTCGTCCAGGTCATCGTTCACGTCGATGACCGCCGCGATGGCCGCCGCGCGCAGACGTTCATTGGTCACGGTGCCATCGATACGCAGTTCCTTGCGCAACGCCTCCAGATTGACCGCCGGCCAGAAGGTGCCGCTGGTGATATCCGTGCTCGGCGGCGTTACGCCTGCGTTTGCGATGAATCCGCTCATGACCGTTCCGATAGGCACCTCGCCGCGCGACCGTGGAAACTCAGAAAACCACGGCCGCGCGGCTCGGTAGTGAGGCCGAGGCCTCGGTACGCATGGCCCGCAAGTCGCCGGTGGTCGGGGCGTCACGTCAGGGGGAGAGAAGCCCTTCGGATCAGCCCCGAGCCGGCGGGGTCGCGGGGACGCTCGGTTAACCGTCTGCCTTGTCGGCCGGCGGCGTGTTGCTGGCGGGCGTGCCGCCTTGGTCGGTGGAATCGTTCGCCGGCGGCGTGGCCTTCTTCAGCCAGCGTTCGGCGCGTTCCAGGTCTTTCTTGCCCCCGCAGTTGGGGT